AAGATCACTGACGAGATCTGCACAGAGATATGTGGAAGGCTGGCGTGCGGGGAGCCAGTCAGCAAGATATCCCTAGACGACCATATGCCCTCAGTAACCACTATCTATATGTGGCTACGCAAGTACGAAACTTTCCGCAAGCAATACGAAGAAGCGAGGAAGGACGGAGCGCATACCTTCGCTGATCAAATCGTCCAGATCATTGACCAAAAGCCACTAGAAGTATGCGATGAGTTCGGGAACGTCAAGCTAGATAGCGGCTCAATCGCTTGGAACAGGCTCAGGATGGACGGACGCAAGTGGTTGGCAGCTAAGTACCTCCCGAAGGTCTACGGGGAGCGGCTGGGCGTTGAGGGCGTCGAGGGAGGCGCTCCGATCAAGGTAGAGGACGCGACTTACGAGAAACTCCATGCAATTTTGGCTAACATGGAAATGAAGAAGCGTGCTGGCGACTGATGTATTGGACGCGGAGGCGTTTAACTCGTTGCCCGATACGGAGCGAGTTGCTTGGATTGCAAGGATGGAATGGGTCGATAGAGCGCATAAGCACCAGATCCCGCCCCCGCTTGAGGTTGATTGGACGATATGGCTGCTGCTGGCAGGACGGGGTGCTGGTAAGACTAGGTGCGCGGCAGAAGCGTTGTGGTGGTGGGCTTGGAAGGAACCGGGGGTCAGATGTCTAGTTCTAGCGCCGACAAGCAACGACATCAAGCATACTTGCATGGAGGGCGCGTCAGGTCTACTGGCGTGTATCCCTCCAGCACTGGTCAAGGACTACAACAAGCAGGATCACCTGATCACTTTGGTCAACGGCTCGACGATCAGGGGGATATCTGCCGACTCCTACGAGCGTTTAAGAGGCCCACAGTTCCACTATTGCTGGGCAGACGAGTTAGCGGCGTTTCAATATTTGGGAGCGGGGGAGGCTTGGGACATGATGATGCTGGGTCTGAGGCTGGGGGACAGACCGCGAGTCATCGCCACGACCACACCCAAGAACAAGGATCTGATCCTCGACCTCCTAAGCCGTGAGGGTGACGATGTGGTGGTCGATAGGGCTTCGACCTACGAGAACATTGATAACCTGTCCTCGACGTTCTCTAGGCAGTTAGAGCAGTACAAGGGATCAAAGTTGTACCAACAGGAGGTGTTAGGTGAGATCGTTGATCTGGAGGATGGTAAAGTTGTTAGCCGAGATATGTTTAAGCTCTGGCCTGCGAACAAGCCCTTCCCCAGCTTTGAGTACATCATCCAGTCCTATGACTGCGCCTTCAGCGAGAAGCTGCACAACGATCCTACGGCGATGACGACATGGGGCATCTTCAAGCCCTTGGATGGGCCTCTGGCGGTCTTGCTGATCGATTGCTGGGCTGAGCATCTAGACTTCCCCCATCTCAAGCCCAAGGTCTTGGAGGAGTGGAAGGTAAGCTACGGTGAGGGTAAGGAAGCTAAGCGTCCTGACCTATTGCTGGTCGAGGACAAAGCTGCGGGGATCTCGCTGATTCAGGAGTTACGCCAGATGCGCCTGCCTGTTAGAGCGTGGAATCCGGGCAGGGCTGACAAGATGCAGAGACTGCAGATCACAGCGTCCATCTTCTCGACAGGGCGGGTCTGGCTACCTGAGTCCAGCCATAAGAAGGGCTATGTGAAGGACTGGGCTGAGGGCTTCCTGAGCCAGTTGTGTAGCTTCCCTGATGCCACGCATGACGACTATGTAGACTCGACGACACAAGCTATTCGATTCTTGAAGGATACGGGATGGCTGGACATTAACCCTGAAGATAAGTACGATGATGCCGATTACGCAGACGAAACTCTATCGACGCGAGGGAACCCCTATGCGCAGTGAACATGGCTAACCCAATCCTCTCAGGACTTCAGGCTGCTGCTAAAGCTGCTAAGGCGGCTAAGGCTGTTGAACGTGCAGTACCTAAGATAGCCGCACCACAAGCCGAGGCTCTGCGCCTAGCCCAGCAACGTGCAGCACTGCCTGTTAAGAAGGGCGGTCTAGGTCTGCCTGCTGACAACACGCCAGCGCAAAGGGCTGATGTGATGTTTCCTGAAAGTGGATTTCATGCAACTGGCGCGGATATTACAAAAGTTGACCCTGTGTACGGTGGCAAAAACGATTACGGCACAATAGGACAAGGCTTTTACGTTGACCCAAGTAAGGACGCTGGATACTCAAATCTAATTGCCGAAATACTTAGTGATGGTGGTGTTCAAAGAATAATGCCGTTGCGTTATGACGCATCTAAACTTTACGATGCTACCGATTTACTTGCGATTCGTAGCGCCGAATCTAGCAAAAAAGCAACGGAGAATATAAAAAATGCGGGATATAGCGGAACCTTTTCAAGAAACTCTCAAACTCAATTGCCGAATGAAGTTGCTATTTTTGACCCTGATGTAATACGTTCCCGCTTCGCCGCCTTCGATCCGTTCCGCAGGGATGCTGCAACCGCAGCGGCGCTAGGTGTAGCTGCTCCTGACCTACTAGCAAATGAAAAGGCTAAGGGTGGTGAAGTGTCTCAGGATGCAATGAGAATGGCTCTGTCGAACAACAGAGTCCATCACAAAGGTGCTGGCGGTATTATAAAAAAGGCTGCTCAAATTATTGGCAAAGCGGCAGAAAGTGCTGGCATGGCAAGGCCAGTGACTGCCACAAAGGACTTGACCACGCTGCAAGACTTCCACACTTCATTGGGTGACCTCGTCAGACAGAGGGCTATCGAACGCCAAGACATGATCGAGTCCACGCCTTTCCTGTACGACAAAGGTCAGCGTGTGTTCACTAAGAGTAGTTCGGAAAAGAACCATCCACCATTCACAATTCTTGATCGCACACTGGTTGGCAACGATCCGATGCGATCAGATCATCCGCAACTCGGCCCCAACATGGGCAAGGCGATTAAAGATCCACAGACGGGTAAGACCATGCGAACCCCACGCGAACCGGGCTATCGCGTTCGTCAGGAGTTTGGGCCAGATGACTGGCACGAATATAATATCCCTGAGTCTGCCATTCTCGGAGATGTTGAGATGGCTCGTGGCGGGATCGTCCGTAAAGCCAAAGGCGGCGAGGTATCTCAGGACGCGATGCGGATGGCTCTGTGGAAGCATCCCGTCAAGCGTGCTGTGGGCGGTGAGGCTGAGCCTACGCCAGAGGAGAGGCAAGTCTATAGGCCGATCAGTAAGAAGCCCCGTGGAACTTTTGATACGAGCGGGGCTGAGGCGGTAGGCACGATGCTCTCAGGCTTGGGAGCGGCTATACCTGCTGGATATGCAGGTCTGGTTGAATTGGCGCGTACACGCGATCCTAAGATGGCTGCAGAGGCAACAGAGGATCTGCAGAGGCGATACATGGCTCTGCCTTCAGACCAGAAGACTGGCGACAAGGTTGAGGGCATGGCTAAGTTCTTAGAGCCACTGAGTAAGCCTGCTCAGTACATGGGCGAGAAAGCATTAGGTTTATTTGGGCCAGAGGTAGCAACGGCTACTGAAGTTTTTCTGGATCCACTGAACGCCCTGCCATTGATCGGTAAGGTTCCTGCTGCGGCTAAAGCTGTTGGCAGGACGTTAGGCCCGACAGCCGACAAGATGGTCATGGAGCTTATGCAAAAGCAGGGCTTGGCTCCGGGGGTAGTACCTAAAGGGCTGGGTGGTTTAAGTCGGCAAGAATTTGCAATGGATACTTTATATCCGGGAAGAGATTTTGAATCTTTGGTATCTGCTGAGAAGTCTGCAGTTAAAAGATATGCTGGTGCATTAGAGACGCCAGCGGTAGTCAGACGGGAAACAACATCTGGCCCGACCATTGCAACACCGAATGTAGTTATGTCATCGCCAAAGATTGTTACCCCAGAGTATTTCAAAGAAGGTAGACCAATGGTTCCTTTTGTTGGCGATACATCTGGTGGTGGATATGACTTGAGCCAGATAGCGGGGATACCTCTTTCGCAAAATGTTCCTGTGCAGGCTGGATTTATGTATCCATTCATCCAAGAGGCTGCAAAGAGGCAAGGTGTATATGCTTCGATGAAAGGAATGGCAGACAAGAAACTTTCCAACTTACTTGAAGCGGCAGAAAAGACTGGAGAGAATCCTTATGGAAGCTTTTCAGCAATGGGGCCAGAGTCTATTAACTTTTCTACGCCTGTTGCTGAATCAATTATTACTCAACTGCCTTATTTGCAATTGTCAAAGAAAGCATTAAACGAATTTAATAGAGCAATAAAGTTGCCATCTGCAGGATATCTTGCACAGCCTAATTTCTTGGGTGTTGGACATCCAGACATTATTTCTCAGCTAAGAGGCGTGAACGGATTCCCTATCAAGGGTGCTGGAGAATTGAGAAAGAAGATTATTGATTTAGCTAGTTCTGCAAAGTTTCGCAATATGGGATTCCCGCACTATGAAGATATTGCTGATGCAATTATTCATCCTGATCTTGTAGGTGCGCCAAGAGGTTTGACTGGATCAGCCATTTTTGAAACAAACCCATCAAAGGGTTTGATAACGGATCCTAAAGATGTTGCTCACTTCAGTTACGACACTGGCTATCACGGATCTCGTCCAGTGCAGTTGAAGCACAATGTTCCATCTAGAGTTTTCTATAAAGATATTTATGAAAAGGGAATGAAAGAAGGGTTCCCTCAAGTTGCGATAGATCCTAAAACTGGTCGTATAAAAGAACAAAGACCTCTTACTGCTGATGAAGTGACTGGTGCTTTGATGTTGAGGAAAGATCTTTTCCAGCCGACGAATGCTGAATGGCTTGATCACGTTATGGGTTATTTGAGAAAGACTCACCCTAACGCTGGATACAAGAAGGGTGGCGTTATCAAAGCCGCAGAGGGTGGTGAGATTACCTCCGACGATTTGATCGTTGATGAAAGACCCCTGTAATGGCTAACCCTATAGTCTCTGGTCTGTTGGCTGCGGGTAAGGCGGCTAAGCCGTTCTATTCGGCTGTTGACCAAGCTCTGAATGCTTTACCTGCTAAGGCATTGCCTGACCAGATGCTCAAGGAGTTGCTCAAGCAGCCGGGAGTAAAGCTGCAGGAAGTCCTTGATCGTAAGCTTGACAAAGTGTTAGGTGTTCCTATTGTTGAGAAGACGCGAACCGTCAACCTGAAGAAGCCTGACAAGAAAGGGAACACGGTCAAGCAAGAGAAGTATTTTGAGGTGACGCCTAGCCCTAAAGGTACGAAGTCAATCTCAAAGGCTGATGTTGAGCAAATTGCAAAAGAGCGTTCGTCTTCAATGCCAAGCGAAACGGTGCTGCGTAGTGAGGGTGATCTTCTTACGCAAAGTGATCTTGATAGGCTTGAGCATCAAGCTATGCGTACTAGCAACTGGACTCCTTACGAGGACGCTGTGCAACGGTATGAGGCGCAGCAGCTTGGTCGTGGCGGGAATGATATCGGAGAGGAGACAAAGTTTGCTCAGTACGTTGTCCCCGGAGGCAGCAACTATCGGGAGATAGTGCTTAGCTATCCTCCCAGTCCAGTGAATGGATTTAGGGTGGGGATCAAGCACCCGCAGACAAAGCCGCTCAGCTATGAACCAGAGGGCGTCTACACAACACGGGCTGAGGCAAAGACTGCTATGGATGCAGAGATTGCAAGAGATCCAGAGTTCCGCAAGCATTACGAAGTTCTTCCAACGTATGGCTATATTGGTAGCTACAAGTCATCGCACTTTCCTGATGTTGATAACTACTTAGCTCATGCGCGGGTATCGGATAGGGCTGGGCCAAACGGCGAGAAGATACTGCACGTTGAGGAGATCCAGTCTGACCTTCATCAAGAGGGGCGCAAGAAAGGATACAAGACGCAAGAGATACAGGCGCAGCTTGATGCGGTCAAAGCAGAACATCAAAAATTAGGTTCAGAACGAATTGATGCGCTTGAGAAGGCTAAGGCTTTACCAGATTACAGCCCAGAGTATCAGGCTCTAATTGACCGCGCTAATGACATCGTTCCGCTCAGGATGAAACTGACAGAGCAAGGGCAGTCATTGCAGTCGGTGTTGAGAGAAGGTGTCCCTGACGCTCCCTTCAAGAAGAACTGGCATGAGCTAACAATGAAGCGGATCATGGATGACGCTGTCAAGGGTGGTTACGACAAGGTTGTGATCACGCCCGGAGCGGAGCAGGCGAAGCGGTATGACCTGAGCAAGCAGGTTGATCAGATAACGGCAAGACGATTAGATGATAAATATGATTTGCACATTACTGGAAAAAACGGCGATGTTATTTACAACGGCAAATATCAACCAAGAATAACTGCTGAGGAAATGGAAAATATTGTTGGTAAAGAGATGACGCAAAAGATTGTCAACAACGCAGCAGCAGAGTCAGAGAATCGTGCAACGCACATTTTTAATGGCGTAGATCTACAAGTCGGCGGCGAAGGGATGAAGGGCTTCTACGATGAGATGCTCCCAAGCTATCTGAACAAGTACGGCGAGAAGTATGGTGCGAAGGTTGGTCAATATGATTTGCAAATACCCCCACAAATTGCCAGTGAAGTAAGTGGATACACGTTAGGCGAGGAATTCATAAGAGGTGAAGCAACGTGGCCTGAATTTCTTGCAGCAAATCCAAGGGCTGCAGAGGAGTTTTCAGCCAAGTTTCATTCCTTTGACATTACTCCCCAGATGCGGGATGAAATCACTACCAAGGGTCAGTCGCTCTATCAGGCTGCTCCTCCTGTCGCTATAGGCGCTGGACTATCACAAGAAGAACCTGCTCCAGAACCTGCTCCAACTTATCGTAGGGGTGGTGCTGTATCTCAGGACGCTATGAACATGGCGGTATGGGATCATCCTATAAAGCGTGTTGAGGGTGGTGATGCTGAACCTACGATAGAAGAGATGAGGGCTTCTTTGATCCCTTCAACTATGAACCCTAACATAGCCGCGCAAGGGAAAAAGGGCAGGGCAAACATGGCTCCCCCTACCTCGGTAATGGATCCACGTTCAAGGGACTATGAGCGCAGGTCTAGGGAAACAGAAAACTTCCTGATTGGCGCTGACATATTGGCTGGCGCTTTGCCGTTTGCACCGTTGGCTAAAGGCGCGGCAATGGCTGCTAGACGGTATGCAGGGCCAGAATTAGCGCGTGGGCTTGAGAATTACATGGTGAAGTCTGGTGCTGTGTTGCCGATGGATGTGTGGCATGGCTCGCCACACCGTTTCCCGCCGACAGCCAAGAACCCGTTGGGTGAGTTTGATGCCAGCAAGATCGGGACGGGTGAAGGGGCGCAGGCTTATGGGGCTGGGTTGTATCTGGCTGAGGCTCCGGGAGTGGCGAAGGGATACGCTAGTAAGTTAGCTACTTTTGACGAGAAGTTATTTGGGCCAATAATGGAGAAGCACAATATTTCTGGTGATATTGCGCCAAATATGAATAACGTGGACTTTGCAAAAAGCCTTTTGGCTGATTACGGTAACAAGTTAAATGCAGCGGAAAAGAAGGTATTGCAGGATTCCGTAAAAAGCTACCTCTACAAAGTAGACCTCCCCGACGAGCAGATTGCCAAGATGCTCGATTGGGATAAGCCGCTGAGTCAGCAGCATCCTGATGTGCAGGCGGCATTTGGGAAATTGATGCCAAAAGGCGAAGTTAATCCGCATGGACTTGATATGGGCGGCGGCGGCAAGATTCTAGACAACCGCATGGGTCAGGCAGACCCGAAGCAGGTTCAACCTTGGGTTCTTAGTTCCGGTGGGTCGAAGTTTGGCTTGTCGCAGAAGGATGTAGACCGCATGGTTGCGGATTACGGCGCAAACACCACCGGAGAGAACGCATATACGCGGCTCACTGCAAGTTTGAACGGACAAGACAAGGCTACCGCCGCGCTTAGACAAGCAGGCATCCCCGGCATCCGCTACCTAGACGGCAGCAGCAGAACAAGCGGCGCGGGTACTAGCAACTTTGTCGTATTCGACCCGGCGCACATGAACATCATAGGGCGCGAATAAATGCAACCAACCGCTATGCAGTTTGCTGTAATGGATAAACAACTAAGGAAGCGCAATGGCTGATATGCCTATAGACCCGAATGCTGATCGTTTCATCGACGGCATGACATTCACGCCAGACGGTGGCGCTACAGTTGATATCGTTGACCAGCCAGATGACGTAGAGGAATTGCCTGACGGATCTGCTGTTGTCACCATGAGCGATGACTTCAAAGGCCCGTCAGAGGACGAGGACTTCTACGAGAACTTGGCTGAGGTCGTCAACCTGCGTGATCTAGAGGATCTGTGTTCACGCTACCTAGACCTTATCGATAAAGACAAGCAGGCGCGTGAGTTGCGCGACAAGCAGTATGAGGAGGGTCTGAAGCGCACAGGTTTGGGCAATGATGCTCCGGGCGGTGCTAACTTCCTAGGCGCTTCCAAGACGGTACACCCCGTCATGGCTGAGGCGTGCGTAGACTTTGCAGCTAGGGCTATCAAGGAGTTGTTCCCGCCTGACGGCCCTGCGCGTATCAACATTCTCGGAGACGTTACGGACGAGAAGACGGAGATCGCTGAGCGCAAGCGCGACTATATCAACTGGCAACTGACCGACCAGATCCAAGAGTTTAGGGATGAGCAAGAGCAGCTTCTGTCCCAACTACCGCTTGGTGGCTCACAGTTTATGAAGATGTGGTGGGACGAGAAGAAGAAACGTCCTTGCGCTGAGTTTGTGGCTATCGACAACATCCTCCTGCCCTACAGCGCGGCGAACTTCTACACTGCTCAGCGCGTCACTGAGATTCAGGACATCAGCGAGTGGGAGTACAAGAACAGGATCGCTCGTAACCTGTATCGGGACACAGACTTCATCAGGTCTTCTCTAGAGCCAGACATAAGCGCCGCTGAGAAGGCTAACCAGAAGATTGAGGGTAAGCAGTATCAGGACGGTGAAGACAGTCTTCGGCGCGTGTTCCACATCTACACTTGGCTGGAACTGGAGGACGACAAGGAGTCAGGCGGTGAGTCGGCTCCTTACATCCTGATGATCGACGACAACGAGCATGAAGTGATCGGTCTGTACCGTAATTGGGAGCAGGGCGATGATGCGATGGACAAGCTTGACTGGCTGGTAGAGTTTAAATTCATTCCTTGGAGGGGTGCATATGGAATCGGTCTTCCGCAGCTTATTGGGGGTCTATCTGCAGCCCTTACTGGGGCTTTGCGTGCTTTGCTTGACAGCGCACATATTAACAATGCAGCCACAATGCTCAAGCTCAAGGGTGCAAGGATTAGTGGACAGACCCAGCAAATTGAAGTCACGCAAGTAGCGGAGATTGAGGGCGCTCCGGGGGTGGATGACATCCGCAAGATAGCTATGCCGATGCCATTTAACCCGCCAAGCCCTGTCCTGTTCCAGCTTTTGGGCTATCTCTCGACGGCTGCTAAAGGTGTAGTGACTACAGCAGAGGAAAAGATAGCTGACATTACGAGTAATGCGCCTGTTGGGACGACTCAAGCCCTGATTGAGCAGGGATCTGCCGTATTTTCAGCGATTCACGCTCGATTGCACGACTCGCAGCGTCGAGTTTTGATGATTTTGCAGCGTATTGACCGCTGGTATCTGGATGAGCAGAAAAAAGGGGACATTGTTGCCGAGTTACCGATCAAGTCGAGTGACTTTCAGCGCAATACGGACGTTGTTCCAGTCTCTGACCCGCATATCTTCAGCGAAACGCAGCGGATGGCGCAGACGCAGTCGGTAATGGCGTTTATGAAGGGCTATCCGCAGCTTTTCGACGCTAGGGCGGTGATTGGCAGAGCTTTGAAGCAGATGAAAGTGCCAAATATCCCAGAATTGATGCCCCAATACTCCAAGCCTGTAGAACTGCACGCGGCTGACGAGAATGCTGCGATGGCTTTGGGTAGATTGGCTACGGCTTACCCCCGCCAAGACCACCTAGCGCACCTAGACACGCACTTGTCCTTCGCGGTAGACCCCGTACTGGGTGGAAACCCGATCATCGCTCCTGTGTTCATACCGTCCGTTCTGGAACACGTTAAGCAGCACCTGATGCTCTGGTACACGCAGAAGATGAATAGCTATGTGAACGGGGCTAACAACGGGAAGCAGTCGAAGTACGAGGACAGCAAGCTTGTTCCTGAGATTGACCGCTCGATGGCTGTTGCGGCAGAGCATTTGACGCTGGATACGCAGGAGGGCTTCCAGAAGTTCATGCCTGTGATCCAGCAGTTGATGGAAGCCGCCAAGCAGTTCAAGCCGCAGCCGCCTATGGATGCAGAGTCGAACGCTATCTTGCAAGCATCGATGGCTGAGACGAAACGCAGGGCTGACCGCGACATGGCTGACATCCAGCTTAAGAAGGCACAGATGGAGCAGGACGTTGTCGAGCAGGGCAAGAAGCAGCAGTTTGAGGTTGCAATGAACGCTGAGGACAACTTGACCGAAGAGCGTATGAAGACATTGCAGATGACGGTAGAGGCAGCAAGGGTGAAGGCAGAGCAGGAACAGACTGCAATTGATTTGCAGAACGCAGTACAACGTAATTTAGGAGGTGGTCATGGCAACTAGCGATAAAGAGCAGCAATCGGAACTCGTTCCCCAGCACAAGCGTATGGCTCAGGGTGTTGACATCATTGCGCCGTCGAGCAAGACGCCGGTCAAATCCAATGAAGGGGGACTCACTCAAGCCAAGAAAAAATAATGCGGTACATAGAAGACTTCATAGGCGCAATAAAGGCACGACAGGCTGAAATTGCCTCCTCGCTGACTGCTGGAAATGCGGTTAATTTTGAGACGTACCAGCGCCTAGTTGGTCAACACGCAGGGCTTGCAGAAGCCTTGGAAGTTTTAAATAACTTGCTAAAGGAAGACGATGAGTAACATGAGCGATAGTCCGGTAGCTTCTAACGAGGCTGAATTGGCGGTGTATTTCCCTGCTGTAGATCCCGGTGCGAAGCCCCTTGGTGCGCGTATTTTGGTGCAACTGCGTGGGGTTAAGAAGAAGACATCAGCGGGTGGAATCATCTTGGTCGAGGAGACTAAGGAAACCGAGAAGTGGCAGAACATGGTGGCTAAAGTTATCTCTATCGGGCCTCTTGCGTTTAAGAAGCGCGACACGATGGAGCCTTGGCCTGAAGGTTCTTGGTGCGAGATCGGTGACTATCTGCGCGTACCCAAGTGGGGCGGCGACAGGTGGGAGGTGGCCTACGGCGATGCTGACGATAGGACATCCTTTATGATTCTTAACGATCACGAAGTCATTGCGAAGGTGACCTGTGATCCCCTGACGATGAAGGCATACCTATGAGTACCGAACCAGAGAAGAAGGACGAGTCAATAGTTGTCGCTGAACAGACCGATGGCAGCGCAACGATTGAGGGGGTAGAGGTTGAACAGGACGAGCCTGTTGAGGAAAAGGCTGAAGGTGGTCAGGTTGAGGATGATGGCGGCGAAGATCACCCTAGCGACACCGAAGCGATTCGGGCGGTGCGGCGTGAGAAGCGCAAGCTGAAGAAGCAATACCATCGTCAGCAGCAGACCGAAAAGGATATTCGTTACGGTCAACTTGTTAAGCAAAATCAAGAACTTGTAGAGCGTCTTTCAGTAGTCGAGCGGAAGACGCATGGTTCTGAACTGGCTAGGATTGACAAAGCCATTGAAGACCAGCAGGTACGGGTGCAGTACGCCGAGATGAAGATCTCTGAGGCTACGCAGAACAGTGACGGCGAGGGCATGAAGGAAGCCCAGAAGATGTGGTATGACGCCCGTCAGCGTGTGGATGCGCTTGAGAACATCAAGCAGCAGGCGGCTACCCCGAAGGAGCGTCCGATTGCCCCTGACCGCCAGATGCAGCGTATGGCGGCGGCTTGGATGGAGAAGAACTCTTGGTACGATCCGGGTCAGGGCGACGAGGATTCCGAGATTGCTTTGATCATTGACAAGAAGATGGCTAAAGAGGGCTGGGATCCCAAAAGTGCGGAATATTGGGAAGAGCTTGACAATCGCTTGCAAAAGAGGTTACCTCATCACTATAATGAAGAAGATGAGGATAAACCTGTAGTTAGGAGGCCGAGAAGTGTAGTGACTGGCAGTGGGCGCGAAAGCATTACCAGCAGTGGCGGCAAGAATACTTTTACTCTGAATGCAGAGCAAGTAAGAGCCATGAAAGACGCGGGGATGTGGGATGACGTTGACAAACGATCCAAAATGATTCGCCGTTACGCTGCAGACGCTAAACTTAATAGGAACTGACATCATGGACTCAAGACTCAAGAAATCTTTAACTGCTGGGCGTGAGAATCGTGCAACACCTGATGAGAATCGGGACTCGCCTGAGAATAACTTTGTATCAGCAGAGCAACGGCGGCAGATGTGGAAGGACGAGTGGGCGCAAAGAGCATTGCCCTCCATTCCAGAAATACCGGGATGGCATCTTTGTTGGTTGTCTACCACCAATGTGTATGACAGTATTGATAAGCGGATTCGTCTTGGCTATGTACCCGTGAAAGCGGAAGAGATAGCAGGGAGCGACCATTACCGCGTAAAGGCTGGCGAACACGTTGGGTTTGTTGCGTGTAATGAGATGTTGCTGTACAAACTTCCTATGGAGATATATCAGGACGTTATGGCGGCGATGCACCATGAAGCTCCGATGGAGGAGGCGAACAAGATCCGCATTCAAGCGGAACAAGTTCAGGGACGCGATAGCTCTGGTAAGCAGCTTGGAAAGATTGAGGGTGATGGTATTAACGACATTGACAGACCGATATCTGCACCAATTTTTGCTGGTTAGTATATGATTTAACTCATCAAGGTCTACGGGCCTTGGTGAGCGTAACAAGGCATTAGCTTTCACAAAGCTGGATGCGACTCCCCTCACCACAACTCCACGGGGATAAAAACTGGGTTGTTCCAAATAAACACTTTAACCAAGTGTGGTACATCAAACCCCTTTTTTCATCTAATGGAGAATTATTATGTCGGCTACATCTGCTCCGTTCGGTATGCGCCCTTCGTTCCACCCTTCGGGTCTGGATCGTGCAGTGGCTCTTCCCGGCGGCATCGCTTCTGCATACAACACGGGGATCCTCAAGGGTCAACCTGTTGCTCTCGATACGAGCGGTAATATCATTATTGCTACTGCTGGCAGTGCCTATCAAGGTGCGTTTGCTGGTCACGAGTACACTGATACGACTGGTCGTCGTCAAATTTCAAATCAATGGGTAGCGAACACCGCTTACCAAACTGGTTCTGAAATTACTTACTACTACTCCGACCCGCTTATTGTCTATGACATCCAAGCGAACGGCAGTTTGGCTCAGACTTCGATTGGCGATCAGGCAAACTTTGCTTCAGCAACGGCTGGTTCTACGACCACTGGACTGTCGCAGTGCATGATCTCTACGAGTCTTGCTGGTTCTGGTGCTGTCGGTGATATGCGTATCATTGGTCTGACTCCCGGCGTAGATAACGCTTGGGGTGACGCATACACGGTAGTCCAAGTGCAAGTCAGTCGTAGCCAGTATGTGGCTACCATTAACGCTATCTAAGGAGAATAAGTCATGGCAGCCCCGATGCGCAGTACAGACTTTCGGAGCATTGTTGAGCCTATTCTCAATGAATGCTTCGATGGTATCTATGATCAACGCAGTGATGAATGGTCGCGTGTCTTTACCGAACAGACCGGCATCCCCCGTAACTACCACGAAGAGCCTGTCCTTTACGGCTTTGGCGCGGCTCCGCAGTTGCCTGACGGCACTCCGGTTTCGTACCAACAGGGTGGCGTGTTGTTCCTCAAGCGTTACGTCTACAACGTCTATGGTCTGGCGTTTGCTCTGACGAAAGTGCTTGTTGAGGACGGCGACCACATCCGTATCGGTCAAGTGTATGCAAAGCACCTTGCTCAGTCGCTGATTGAGACGAAGGAAACGCTGTCAGCGAACGTGCTGAATCGTTCTTTCAACTCAGCTTATCCCGGCGGTGACGGCGTGCAGCTTAACAGCGCCTCGCATCCTATCGTCAACGGCACGTTCAGCAACTTGCTCACGACTGCTGCGAACCTTTCGCAAACGTCTCTTGAGCAGATGCTGATCCAGATCCGTCAAGCGGTTGATAACAACGGCAAGAAGATCCGTCTTGTGCCGAAACAACTGGTTGTGGCTCCGGGCAACATTTTCCAAGCTGAAGTTCTGCTGAAGAGCGTTCTTCGTACTGGTACTGCCAACAACGATCTGAACCCGATCAAATCGATTGGGCTGCTCGATGAAGGCGCTACCGTTCTCTCGCGTCTCACCAATGCCTCGGCATGGTGGGTACAGACCGATGCACCAGAAGGCATGAAGCTGATGATGCGCCGTGGGCTTGAGAAGACGATGGAAGGTGACTTCGAAACTGACTCGATGCGCTACAAGGCTACCGAGCGTTACGATGTTGGCTTCACCGACCCGCGTGCCATGTACGGTACTCCGGGCGTCTAAAGCAAAAAGGTTATGCGGGGGAGCCTAAAAATCCCCCGCACTACATTCGGCTAAACTTTTCAAGGAGCAAGCCAAATGCCTCAATTTTCAGATGACCTATTCTTAGGCCCAGCCCAGACGTATATGGGTGTGGGTAACAGTCCGGTGAATGCTACGTTCACTGGCTCTATCGCTACCACTACTTTGACTGTCACTGCGATGTTGAGCGGCGACCCTCTGTATGTTGGTCAATTCATTACTGGCTCCAGCGTGACCGTAGGTAGCTATATCACTGCCTTTGTCACTGGCACTGGCACAACTGGCACTTACACCGTAAGCGCATCGTCCACTGCCTCTAGCACCACCATGTACGCCTCGGGGAATGCTGCTTTCTCTGATCCCTCGAACATGGATCTTGGTATTGGGCCTCTGGGTCGCGTTTATGTGTTTGATGTAATTCCCGAAGTCAAGTCCACCACTAACATCGCAACTGCGTCCGTCTACACTTCTGCCGTCACTCTGACCGCTGGTGCTGGCACGCGCTCCATTGTTCGTGCTGATGCTGTTACCGTTGTTCAGCTTGACTGCCCCCGCGCTGTTGCGACAACGACTGGTGCTGGTTCACCAACAACCCGAAACGTCACGATCTCTGGCTATGACTACTACGGTCAGGCTATGAGCGAAGTGATTGCCACTGGTGCTGTTGCTTCGACCACGGTGAACGGCAAGAAGGCGTTCTTCCAGATTAGCGGTATCACGATCTCTGGCAGTCCCGTAGTTACGGTTGCTGTTGGAACGACTGACATCATTGGTCTTCCCGTTCGTTTGCTTGACATTGGCTATGTGGCAAGAGCAGGGTGGAATAGCACCTTGGCTGAGGATGCTGGTACGGCGGTCGTTGCTGCAACCGCAACAGCCACCACCACCACTGGCGATGTGCGCGGGACTTATCTGCCGTCTAGCGCAACCGATGGTCAGAAGCGGCTGGTTATGAACCTCTCCCTCCCAGCGTTGGCTGTTGGGCCGAATGCAACCCGTCTTGGCGCTCTTGGCGTCACGCAGGCATAAGGAGAAAATCATGGGTCAATTCAAGCCAATGGTAAAAATGGAGACCACTGAGCCTTCGGTCATTCTGAAGCTCAAAAAAGGTGGTCATGTCGGTATGAAGTCAAAGGGCGAGAATGGTCATGCGCCCATGAAGAAGATGGATGGTGGTGTCATGGGTGCGCTGGCTGGTACTCCCGCGCTGGTAGGTCGTCCTGCTGTAAATGCTCCTGTAGCCACTCCGGGGCGTCCGTCGATGATGGCACGCCGTAAGGCTATGAAGATGTCTCCTGCGGCTCTGGCGGCTGCTCGTAGCACTCCTGCTATGGCTCCTGCTATGGCTCCTGCTCCTATGATGAAGCATGGCGGTAAAGCTAAGGCTAAAGGCGGTGAGGTAGAAACACCCGCGATGCACAAGATGGAGATGAAGGGCATCAAAGGTATTGGCAAGCAGTTGAAGTCGCACGAGAGCAAGCCTGCATCTAAGGCTCATGCTGGACTGAAGACTGGCGGTGTAGTCAAGGGGGCAGGCGGTTATGCCACTGGCGGCGTTGTCAACGGTCAGGGCGGCTTTAAGACTGGCGGTGTGGTCAATGGTCAAGGCGGCTTCAAGAAGGGTGGTGGAGTAAAAAAGTTTGCTGACGGTGGCCTGATTGATACAGGACGCGCCGTCAAGATGCCAGAGGGAAGGAAGAAGCCTGCTGAGCCGGTCAGTACGATTCGGTTTGCAGGTACTTTCAAGAAGGGTGGCAGTGTAAAAAAGCTTAATGGTGGTGGTGACGCACAGTCTGATAAAGAGACTAAGGGCTACAAAGACACCTATGCTACCCAGAAAGCTGAAAACCTTGCTGATCGTGAAGCCATGAATCCCATGACTTACATCCGTCCTCTTGTTAGTAAGGTTAAAGGTCTTTTTGGTTCTTCTGACGCTCCCGGAGCGGTAACAAAGACTAAGGAGTCTACGACTGTTGTTCCTGCCAAGCAGCGCAAAGGTGGTAAGGTTAATTGCTAAAATAAAGCGGGGGCTTCGGCCCCTGCTTTTGATTGGAGAAAAATATGGGTATTTATTCTTCCGC